TCACGCCACGTCAGACCGGATGATCCGACCTTTGCTGTCGCGCTGAAGATTCAGATGCGACATTGGGCGCCGCACTGGACGTGACATTTCTCTGACTTGCCACTCGTGAACTTTAGTTTTCAGCCATTTATTGGATCCCCCCATGTATGAACAGTCTGGTTCAGGGAAAGGATTGCTGTCGCTCGGTCGCTTTCGATAACGCTCTAGTGTTCTGGCGGAGATCCGCAACTGGCAGCAAATTTCGCGGGTGCTCATCAGATCGAAGTCTTCAATTTTTTCGCTCATCATCTCTCCAGTGGCCCCGATCGGGGCCGTTATTGATAATTCGTTATCAGTTAAACCGACCAGGCAGAGTTCTTAGCCGGCGCATTCCTGTCATAGCGGTCGCCACATAGCTCTTATGGCGGTTGACCACTTCTACCCAGATCTTCACGCCGTCCACGTTCACTGTGTATGTTTCCTTCCTGTCGCTACGACCATAGTCACCGTATCGTTCAACATGCTTTGCCAGTGCTGCATCACATGCCCGGCGGCCCAATGGTGATTGTTTACTGCGATTGATAAGGCGCATAAACCCCCCTGTGAGGGAGGGTGTTACCCCTCCCTATTCAATTAGCCGATGTATTCCGGTTTCATGTCGTCAAGAGTTATGCGGTACTTATCGTGCAGTTCGTCGCCAAGATGCCGTTTCGCTGCGGAGAGTTTTTTCTCTACCACTTCAAAGCATGCTGCAGCGTCTGGTGTGCCAGGCTGTGGCAGACCGTTGATTGCTTCATCAAGCATGGCGCGATGCTTAACCAGGTGATAACGGCGGGTAGCTTTATTTTTCAACTCAGTGAACAGTGCCGTACCTAATGCAGGTTTTGCCGTATTGATATCGTTTCCCACAGCGGTTGCATCTTCAAGCGTCTCAGCCGAATCAATGCGCGCACGGAATTTCTCTGCCGTATCATCGATGTTTACATCAGCTTCCTGCGCACTGGTGGTCTGCAGGTTATCGGCATTAATATCCTGCATGGTGATACTTTGGGTGCTCTGGGCGGGGTTGATAATCTTCTCTTCCCGTTCATCAAGTTCGTCTGGCGTATAGACGCCAAGAATGACGTCAGGGCAGAAAAGGCGAGCCCAGCGCTTCACTGCGAGGTAAGCAAGTTGCTGGCGCGGATCGTCAGCCCAGAGAGTGGAATTACGAACGCGTGCCTGAGCAAGCAACAGGTCGAGTTCTCGCGGTTGATCCTCACCTTTCAGACGCGCTTTGATAATGATGCCGATACCTTCTTCATCAGCCATTGTCCAACCCGGTACACGATACTCGCCTTTTTCACCTTTTTTGATGTTGAATTTGCCGATGACCTTTTCCCATGGGCCATACCATTCATATTCAAAACGGCTTGCCAGTACGCCACTGCGGGAAATAACTGCATTAACCAGTTGTGCTTCGTAACCCAGAACACCATTGATCAGGTGCGTTTTCTGCGCCACAGCGAAAGGATTCATCTGCCATTGTGCGGCCTGCATAGCTACTGCCATGCAATCTGCTGCATTGCCCTGCAGATGGCGAGGAACCGTTGCAGCACCCTGGGACATCATCTGAGCAAATGCACTGATAGCGTTCAGGTACTGCGAGTCAAACAAAGCAATGTTTGAGTTAACTACTGCATTCTGATCGGCAACAGTTATGTTTTTGTTTTCCATAGTTTCCCCCTTAAGCCATTTCACGCAGCGCATCAAGACGGCGCAGATCGTAATCGTTCAGTTCGTCGGTGTAGTCTTCAGTTATCGGTGCTGGCCATTCGCCAGTGTCCATGGCGTTCGCGATGGAACGAATCGTCTGGCGATATTCAAGCTTTCCGAGTTCCAGCAGTGATTCCGAAGCCCACACAACAGCCACCCAGTGATAACCCTCGTCTTTGTTCACGAAGATCCAGGCGAATTTGTCCAGATCGGCAACGTTGCAGTACATACCGGCGCTGAGGTGGTAATCACGCATGGTTATTTCGCGGTGAAGCCGCGATTTCAGGGCATCTTCCTTCACATCCCACATGCTGATTGTTTTCAGGTCGAAGCCGATACGCAGACCTTCGTACTCGATTTCAACATCCGGGCGAACACGGATTTCAAGCCCGGTGTCGTCATCAATGCCGAAATAGCTGACTTCAACGGCGCGTGTTGGGTTTTGCAGTAACTTACCTGCCTCCGGGTGGGCATAGAGCGCAGACTGGATAGCCAGTGCGGTAGCGTATTGCTGGCGGGTAACCAGGATTTTATCACCAGGGTTTTCGCGCCATGCGTCAAGCAGCTCGTCGGCGAACACTGTGTCAGGTTTGACGGATTTCACTGCCTGAATCAGATCCGCTTTGGTACCAGATACTTTCAACGGTTGAGGTTTCTGTGCTTCCTGCGCAACGAGATCAGGATTGATGATTGCCAGTTGCTCCAGTAGCGTGTCGCGGCTACCGCTGGTTTTCATTTGCGCCGGCAGGGAAGCGTTGTATTCCCTGATGCACGCCTTCATTTTGGCTGCTGTAACTTTTTGGCCTTCGTCCACTCGCTGGAATTCAGGCGGTAACGACATGTAGCTTTCGCCAGTCTGGGTAACATCATCACCTAAAGGAATTGGCTGCGGCAGGGTGGCGTTGTATTCCTCCAGGAACCTTTTAATATCGTCTGCGCTGAGTTGCACCGGCAAACCATTGTTGTAGTCGTCGATAACTGCGCGGATCGTTGCTGTCGTCGTGAGAGCGCCTTCCGGGATAACCGGTTCAATGCTGAACTCTTCATCCAGAATTTCAGGCTGTAACGCCAGCGCGTGCACCAGATTTCCCATATCCAGAACTTTGGAGCGTTCTTTCTTTATGGTTTTAGATACGTGGCGGCCGTCGTAATACATCAGGCTCACTCGTGCGTCTTTTACCATCGTTGAACTGATACCATTCGCGGCGTGATAAACGTCGTTCGGCACACCTTCATAACGGCCAGGCTCGAAGTATGACGGCCACTCCGGTGCTGGTTCATCCAGTTGCGTTTCCGGCGCATTTTGTTGCGCTTCTGGTTCAGAATGGTTTACTGAGTCGGAATTTTGGTGCGTTTCAGCCTGACTCTGGTTCAGAATGGCCTGCTCTCCGGCATCTGCTTCTTCACCATTCCCCAGATTACTTTCGCCTGCGTACAGCGCATCACCAGCCTGTTTTTCATCACCGTTAGTTTCTTGAACCTGCACATTGCTGGTGGTCTCCGGATCCTTTTTAGTGCCATGAGTCGAAGAGTTCTTGATTAAAGCGGCAGCGTCGAAAACGCCATCGGTCACTTTTTCCGGTTGCGTGGTCTGCTGGCTTGACTCTGTCTTCACCCATTTCGGATCGTTCGGGTCGCTGATACCTTCAACGTAATCACCACGTGAAGCCGCAAGAATTTTATTAACTTCTTCTGCTGTCACCTTCTGAGGCATTGGCATTGATGAGCGACCGCAGGCAATGTCAACGATCATTTCATCCGGGTGTGCGTGGTCGGTTTCAGTCATGACACGATTGAGATACTCGCGATGACGGAAAGGAGATTTAAACAGTTCCTCCGGTGTTGTTTTTACCGTAGCGACATTGCAGGCGCGTGAGTAATCCATCCCACCAGGCATTTCTTCAAACAATTTGCAGGTTGCAATAAATTCATCGAGTACGTTATCTTCCCCTGAGCGGGAGAGATTCATAATGGCGTTGGCTTCAACATCGATCTCGAAGGAAGGGCTGTAAATATCGAACTCTTTGTTACGGGCGATCAGGCCAAGTGCTATTTCATATTCGAGCCCGGTTTTTGTCAGTGGAGTAAGACGGTCAGTCTTATTACCGCCACCGGCGTTCGCGCCAGATGGTGTGCGATTAATTTCAGACACACGATTGCCTTTCACCCATTCTTTAACGAGCAGGCCACGATCGATGTATTCTGTATCAACAAATACCTGTGCAAAATTCATCATCAAATGCAGGGTGTGTCGTTTGTCCTGCGGGAAAATTCGTTTAAAGGCGTCAGTAAATTTCCACAGGTTTGGAGTATCCAGCTTTTGAATGGCTGGTACGTTATGGCAGGCAAGCAACATGTCCTGGATATAACTGTTACTCATGTCCAGTTCAAGGCGGCTTACTTCGGCAAGCTGTACCGGTGTCACGTGATGTGAGAATGCATCATCAAGAATGAACTGAGAGAGTATGCGGTGGCGTTCGCTCATTCTGGCGACCGGCTGGTTCATTTCCTTTTCCACTTCCTCCATCAGTTCGCCGTTGACGTTGTAAGCGTAAGCAGGGAGATCTCCAGGCTTTACAGCGTTATTTTCGTTGCCAAAATCTTCAGTGTGATCTTCCAGCACTTCACCTGTTTCGGTATCAACACCGTCAACGATACGCTGACGGGCGGCGGCAACGGCTTCAGATGATGGCAGTGTCACGCCTGGAATTTGCGCCCAGGTCATGTTGTCGCTGCCGAGCTGGTAGAAATCGCAAAAGGTTAAGCTCAATTCGCCTTCCGGCGGCAGCTCGTTGACGACAGGGAAATTAGTAGCGACAGCTTTGAAATAATCTTTCAGCTTTGCGCCAGATTTAATCAGGAGATAATCCAGCGTGGCATTTGCCGATTCAAAATCATCACTGCACCAGAGAACCGCGTCTTTCTGGCCTGATGATTTTTTTGCTTTGCGGACTAAAAATACAGGATTAGTTCCACTCATTGCTTTGTCCTCAATAAATTGTGTAGAATTAATACCGTGTAGATAAGAGGTGCTTTAATGACACCTCTGATTTACCAGGTAGAAATGTCCGGTTCGCTTTGGTCGGTGAGGCCGGACATGGCGGGCCCACTTCGGTGGGCTTTCGCTTAATGAACGGTTCTGAAAACTTTTTCTGAGTAATCGAGTTTGTAGCTGCGGTAGTTACCAAACCCTGCGTTATCGCCATCACTCACTTTCACGGACAGCATTGAAATTGCCTCTACAGCACAGAGAGGACAGTCGAACTTGCCAAGCACATAGCCACCGTCGAGAATGACTGTTGTTTCACCGTTTGTAGTTGAGTGAATAACGCCTGATACTTTCTTCTCGCAGTTGAATGCAGCCACTTCTTTATTCACTGCTTTCAGGTTCATTTCGATTTTTACGATTTCCATAAAATCTCCAGTTGTTAAATTCAGGGTGTAAGAAGCCGCGCCAAATTAATGGCGAATTTTTCATTTCATATTTCAGGGGTACTAATTAACTTTCGTGCGCCATCTGGTCGTATTCAGCGCATTGCTTAGAGCAATATTCTTTTTCTTTCTGTGCCAACTGTGAGCCGTTGAGATAGAGCAATACGTTTTTTACTTCCTTGCCTTGCTCAATGGACTTGTTGCAGTAAGCGCATGACCTTTCCTTTTCCACTATTCCCCCTCACAGATTTACGCCTTCCCCCGCCTGAACTTCATCGGCGCGGATAATCTTCTCAACCGGGTAACAATTGGTGACGCTGCTTTGCTCACTTGCTGCCGACAGACACTCTCTTTCACTTCCAAAAACACCAATAACAGCTTCCTGGTAATCACCATTTGTCATGGCGATCGTCAGCACTAATGCGTACAAAGTGTTCATTTTCTGCCCACCTTTCTGTTGTCGCCATTTTTCAGAACGCGCCACAGGAAACGCAGTGGAGCAGTAAAAGCATTCCCGCGAACGGCCTGGATGCGTGCTGGCTGACGTGCAAAATCAATCATTTTTACCCTCTGCGATGACTGTTTTTAATGTCATTCCAGTATTGAAAAGTGCATGGAATGTTTGCATCCAGAACTGCCTGCGTGGCCGCAATGATGTTCGCATGCCAGGTTACACAGACAGTTGCGCGTATCTGCACATAACGCAGTGACGGATCCGCCTTATTCATCAACATCCCAGCGCGTGCTGCGTCACTGGAGTTTTCAAAGCTAAAAATTACCTCACTCATGATTTATCCCTCTTCTTGCCGTTATCGCCCGGCTGGCGGAACGTTTCAAACCTACTGCGCGTTAATCTCACCACCTCATTCCGGTCTTCGTATGCCCCGGACGGCTACTTCGTGGGCGTCCTGCCTCGGTGGTTGTGTTGATGTGGATTTATATTAAGCCTTAGACTTAATTCTTGTCAAGTTCAGGGCTAATATTGCGATTAAGTTTACGGCTTATTTTTTTGACGAATGCATGTGAGCAGAGGATGCTATGGTCAGAAAAACATCATTGAGGGTGAGTTATGGATCGTGACGAACTGGAAGAAGACCGCGCAGCGTTTATTGCGGGGGAGATTGGTGGCGCAGTTGTCAGTCTGATAGCTAACGGGATAGTGATCAGCCGTGATGCAGTTTTGAATAGCCTAGAGGCTAAGCGCAGGGCAGTGGGAAATGTGATTCACAAGGGTGTATTGCGAGATGCGGCTGCTATGGTGAGAAAAGGACAATAAAAAACCCGGCAATGCCGGGTCGATTTACTGCCTACTCAATAACCTGAATGCGGTGTAAACAGCACCAATGATTGCTGGGATTGCTAAGATTATCGCTAGCTTGGCTTCTGCAATAGCAGTTTTGGTATTGGCTTCGATTAGCTTAGCTGAGTTGTCAATCTTGTCAGCCGTGCTTTTGGAAGTTGCGTCAAATCGTTTGTCAACGTCATCAAATCGCTTTTCGATGTTATCAAACCGATCATATACACGGTCAAATTTAACATCCATTTTAGCCATAGTTTCGTTAAGGCGTGACAATGTTAACTCGATCGAGTCAACTTTCTTTTCTAGTCGTTCTAAACGCTCAGTCATATCGCCACCTCCACCATTACCACCATCATAGCTGTTGATGTGAGTTCCGTCAGTAATTTCTTCCTTCCGTTTACGCCTAGTCTCGTCAAGATCAAAAATTGGCATTATTAATTTTCAACCTCGTTTTTGTTTACACAGACATAAAAAAAGGACTCAAGTGAATCTACAAACTCTCTGTTGCTCAGCTTGACCATATCTTCCGCGAGGTTACATTTGACTTGATAAACACCGCTTTTTTTAAATTCAACACCATGAATTTCAAGATGGGCCAATGTTACTTTCTGTCCATCCTCTGGCTCAGAGAATAAAGGCACTTGCATTTGATTGTTGGAAGTCACTGCAGGATCTATGACTGTATTTCCATCAAAGAGAATATCCGCATCTACAGCATATGGCTCATTAGCGGAAAACAGCATGCCAGTCGTCACAATCACAATATATGACATATTGGGATCAGCATTTCTTATCAACATCTGAGGTGTATAGGACTGGCTACTGGCTATCATGCCTGGACTTGCGACGGTGACATAAGCAAAAGAGATTTTGTTCATTGCCATGTTTATTCCTGATAAAAGGTTATGAATTGAGAACAACCCCGTATCTGGAGTATGTGGGGTTAACATACTGGAGGTTATGACATTTACTCAGCATCACCCTTGATCCGCCGCCCCATATACTTGGCGTACAGTTCATCGAGTTCTTTCAATCGTAGAGATACGATCCGCAACATGTTCTGTTGTTCTTCTTCTGGCAACTGGCGATAAAGCTCAAGTAGCCGCTGCTCGTCCGGCTTAAGGCCATCCTTCTCTCCAACATCCTCGCCAAGCAGCCAGGGGACGGATACCCCAGCAGCATCAGCAACCGCTAATGCAGAACTTTTGCTGATAACCCCTTTTTTAAACCAGCCGTTTACGGACTGCGGAGTAATCCCCGCAACCCTTGCCATATCAGATTTTGTCATCCCCCGCTGCGTCAGTTCTGTCAAACGCTCGATGAGAATCGGGTTAAGTATTTTTTTCTCAGCCATATCAAAAGAATAAGCCTTTTGCTTATAAAATAAAATTCGCCCAAGGCTTGATTTATGTTTAAGTCTAAGGCTTAATTTGTTCGTGTATCTTTTGGAGACAATGATGAACGGATTAGAGAAAGCTATCAAAAAAGCAGGTAATGCCAGCAATCTTGCAGCATTACTGGGCATAAAGCCCATGTCAGTTAGCCGCTGGAAGACTCGCTATAAAGGTGCTGTTCCTCCGGACCGCGTATTACCGATTTTCAGGGTAACAGGTATTACACCACATGAACTTCGACCAGATTTGTATCCCAACCCTACGGATGGATTACCAGCTCAGGAAGCGAGGGCATAACCATGCAGTCACTGTCACTTCATCAAAATAGCGGATATCAACCGGCTGCGATGATAAATCGCAATCAACCTGTCTCGGTAGATAAACATGACCAGATCCGCGATGCCGTTCGTGCGTGGGCGGGTGTAGATGGTCAGGATGTCGTTTCTGCTCTGATCATCGAAGAGTACCAGGCTCAAGGGGGAGACGAGATCACTTTCCCTGATGACCTCAGCCGACAGCGTCAGAAGCTTTTCCGCTTTCTGGATAACCATTTCAACAGCGAACGGTACCGCGAAAACGTTCGCCAGCTGACTCCGGCAATCCTCGCTGTCCTGCCGATTGAATACCGCAATCTTCTGCTACCAGAAGACAACGTAATGGCTCGTCTGGCAAGGCTGGAGAAGGAAACCAGCGAAGCGAAGATTGCTGTCGCAATGGATGCGCCACGTCATCAGAAGCTGAAAGAGTTGAGCGAGGGGATCGTGGAGATGTATCGCGTTGACCCTGGGTTAACCGGTCCGTTGATGGAAATGGTGCAGATGATGCTGGGGGCTATATGACTGGTTCAAAAATGGCGAAAGCCGCGGTGCGGGAACACCAACGGCTTTCAGGTGCAATTCGTTGCGTACTCATTGCGAGGAAATTATGTCAGAAAAATCAGCCTTCAGAAAGATAGATGGGCCACCACTTTAGCGATTAAGAGGTTTTTATGCGTGATTACGCAACCGTTGCGCCTCAGTTCTGGCTTGGAAAAACAGGCCGTGAACTGAGGAAACAAGGCGCGGAGGCGCAGGTGGTTTCGTTCTATCTGATGACCTCGCCACACGCAAATATGCTCGGGTTGTATTACCTGCCAATTCTGTACATAGCCCATGAAACGGGTCTGGGCTTGGAAGGGGCTTCGAAGGGGCTAAAAAGCTCCATTGAAGCGGGATTTTGTAGCTATGACGAGGACACTGAGATGGTTTGGGTGCATGAGATGGCCGCTTATCAGGTTGGTCGATCGCTGAAGCCAGGGGATAACCGCTGTGCTGGTGTCAGGAATGAATATATGTCATTACCTGAAAACCCTTTTTTATCATCATTTTATGAACGTTATAAAACAGATTTTCACCTTAGTTTTAAACGTGAATCGCGCCAAATTTCTGAAGGGGCTTCGAAGGGGCTACGAAGCCAAGATCAGGAACAGGATCAGGAACAAGATCAGGATAAAGATATTTTGGGGCATGGCTCGGCCATTCCCCGGGGGAGAAATACTTACCCGGATGATTTTGAACTGGCGTGGCAGGAATACCCCAAACGCGCTGGTGGTAACAGCAAGGCTGATGCGTTCAAAGCCTGGACTGCACGGATTAAATCCGGCGCAACAGTGCAGGAGCTTACTGATGGTGTTCGGCGATACGCGGATTACGTAACTGCCGCTGGGAAACTTAACACCGAGTATGTGAAACAGGCATCCACGTTTTTTGGCCCCTCAAAGCACTACGAAGAGTCGTGGTCTTTCGCGGCGCCAGATGGAAAAAGGGATCCGAACAAAATTTCTCAGCCCGATAAAGCGATTCCGACCGGATTCAGGGGGTAGCGATGAAAAACATGGTTGGTACAGGAAGTGCGCTTGAGCGCCTGAAAAAACTCATTCCACCAGGCGTTCAGCCGAAGTTCACCAGCGCAGCAGAGCTGCTGGCGTGGCAGCGGGAAGAAGGCCTGAAGCGGTGTGAAGAACTGGACAGGCTGAATCAGAAAGCCCGGACAGAGAAAATCTTTGGCCGCTCAGGAATCCAAAGCCTACATCGCAGCTGCACGTTCGCGAATTACCAGGTATCTGGGGAAGGGCAGCGCAAAGCCTTCACGATGGCAAAGAGCTACGCACAGAATTTCGGTGCTGGGTTCGCGAGCTTCGTGTTTAGCGGTGGCCCTGGTACCGGGAAAAACCATCTGGCTGCTGCTATCGGCAATCATCTGCTGGCTGGTGGACATAGCGTGCTGGTGGTGACTATCCCCGATCTGATGCTACGGGTGCGTGAGTGCTATGACGGCGGCCAATCGGAAGCGTCACTGTTAGATGACCTCTGCAAAGTCGATCTGCTGGTGCTGGATGAAGTCGGAATTCAGCGTGGCAGTAGCGGCGAGAAAGTCATTCTGAATCAGGTTATCGATCGTCGTCTGTCCTCCATGCGACCGGTTGGCGTACTGACGAACCTGAACCATGAAGGCCTGCTTGATGCGTTGGGCGCACGGGTTATCGATCGCCTCCAGATGGACGGCGGGATGTGGGTAAATTTTGACTGGGGAAGCTACCGGAAAAACGTTAGCCACCTCCGGATCGTTAAATAATTTCCTGGAGGTTTTATGGAAACCGTAATCGATGTTTTAAAAGCTATGGGCAAAGCAACATACCGTGAAGTCGCGGCACGCCTGGAAATCGAACCTGTTGAAGCGCTGAATATGCTCCGCGAACAGCGTGAACAGGGATTGTGTGATTTTTTCGATGGCGGATGGGAAGTAACAGGCAATGCTGGCGGAAAAACAAGTATTCGGTCAGCGCCAGCGAAGACCGTACTGCGCGCGAAAAACTTGAAAGATGCGCCTAAAAAACCGCTGCGCGGTGAGGTTAATGAGCCGATTAAACCTGAGGCCATCGTCGCACTACTTACCGAAAACGGGAACATGGATACCGTAGCGCTGGCGTCGGCTGTCGGACGAGATCCAAGAGGCTTAGCGTCAAACCTCTGCCTGATGGCAAAGCGCGGACACATCAAAAAAATCGGTCAGGGGAAAGGCGTTAAGTGGGGACTTCCTGACGAAACGAAAATTATCCCGGAGCCAGTGTTTGCAGAACTACCGGAAATTGAGATCACGCCGAAAGTTGCAATGCTTCCTGCGCTGGCGCCATTGGCAGAACCGGAACCGACCAACACCAGGTCAGAAGAATTCCTGGAGAGCATCCCTGTACTGAGAAAACCATCTCAGAAAATGCAGATCCCATCACTACGGGAAATCAGCAACCAGATCCGCAAAGTCAAATCCAACCTGCGCGGGCTGGAGAAACTCCGCACAGCCGTTCAGGAAGTTAACAAACATCGTCGTGCGCTGAGTTTGTTCAGTGGGGAGGACTTATGAGCAAGTGGGTTAGGGCAGAAATCATGATCATTCGGCAATGCGCCGGGACCATGACGGTAGAAAACATTGGTCGACTTATTGGCAGAACTGGCGCTGCTGTACGCACTAAAGCTCGCGAGCAGGGAATCAAGTTGTATCTGCGCGGTGATCACCATCAGTCAGCCCGATACCGTCAGCATGATGTTGAACTGGCGAGGGAGTTACATCAGGAGGGCGTCAGCCGCCGGGATATCGCCGAGAAGCTGGAAATGCCGCTCAGCGCGATTAACCAGTACGTCTATTTCGAACGGAGGGTACAGGCGTGATAGCAACATACAAACATCTTCAGTGGCAACTGGAAGCCGCAAAGAAGCGCATAGCAGAACTGGAGGCAGAGAGAGCGGTGTTGCGTCCGGTTGGTGTTATGAGTGAGCGGGCATTTCACAGACTTGAGCGCAGCGAGTCTCGATTCATTGCCCTCTGGCCAAGACCGGGAATTTATCTACCGCGTAAGCGCCCTGATGACGGCGTTATTGTTTACGCCAGAATAGCCGATGGCATAGGTAAGGGGGAATGATGGCAGACGTCAGCAACGGACCTGTATCAACATTACCCGGGCGCATCTGCAATTTTCCGGCTGGAACAAAATGCGATGAGCACCCGGAACGTGACGCGGTTAAGCGCGTTCAGGGTGAAACCGATTCATTCGGCTGTGAATATCACGACATGTGCCTGGAGTGTCACGATCAATACGTTATTGAATCCAACAACGCTGACTATTCAGGAAAGTGTGACTGGTGCGGTAAGCACGCGGATCTTTTAGTTCCACACCGCGATATTGAAGAAGGTAGCTACGGGCGCGTCTATGACGTGTGCAAACCGTGTATTGATGCAGAGCGCCAGCACTGGGAGAAAGAAGATGAACAAAGATGGTAAACCCATGACCACTATTACCAGATTCACCAAAGAACAGTTAATTACCCGTGTTCGCGAAAAGGTGAAAAGCTTAGAGTTTGCCGTAACACAGAGCGCGTTCGCTGATAATCGCTCAGAGCTTGAAGAAGAACTGGATCTGGCGCGTATCTCGCTGGCATCGCTCGAAGCGGAGCCTGTGGCGGTTAACGACGATATGGCGTACGCCTTCCATCATGCGCTGTCAGATTCATCGTTAGGCGCTGATGAAGCCGAGGAAATTAAGGCTGGATTGCGCGCCGCATTCGCTAATGTCACCGCCCCGACAGCGCCGGTAGCTGTGCCTGATACTCTGGCGGATGATATCGATAGTGATGACCAACCGCTGCTGTGGAGTTACAGTAATGGCTGGAACGCCTGTCGCGCCGCCATGCTTCAGGGTAAAGCAGAGCATGTAAGTAATCGTGATGAGTTGCCGCTGAACTATCTTCATGGCCACAAAGACGGGCTGGAATGGGCTGCACAACTGGCTGAGGCTAATCACCCACAAACCGGCGATTGGCTTTACGATGACCCGACAGAGCTTGCAAAGGCGATACGCAAGGGGCCTGATATGCCCCCTGTAGAGTCTGGCAACTCTCCGGTGATTCCGGATGAGGTGTTATCAGCAATCCGTAAAGTCGCCAGAATTCGCACAGACCTCGATGATTTCGACGGCGACAGACGAGGTATTGCGGATTGCCTGGATGAGGCCGAGCAAGAGCTTATCGTTACCATTAACGAACACGCAGCCATGCTTCAGACGGGCAACGACAGCACCACTGGTAAACCGTTGACCATCACCCTGCCCGATATCACCTCGAAGGCGTTCTGGAGTGGTACCGGAAAGAGCGAAACATTCCATCCGGAAACCTATAAGCGCTGGGTGAAAGAAGCCATTGAGCGAGCTTGTGTCATCACCGGGATCCGCGTGGTGGTGAAATGATGGACCAACTGCTGCAGTACGCAACCAGAAGGATTATCGAACTGGTACGTAGTTATGTTTAAGTGATACAGACCATAATTCTGAAAAAATTACATGATAAAATATGTTTCGACGATTCTGTTAGTAAACCAAGGTGAATAACATGAGCGATAAAGCCAGAGCATCCATTCCAACTGGAGATAGCAGGAATCCCCCTCCTCCAAAGAACGTATCTAGACCAGTTGCACCTCCTAGCCCTCCTCCCTCAAGAAAATAAAGGGATTTTGAATGGAGTCGTTGAGTTCAGAACTGTTTAATATTCTAAAGTTTTTGTTGCCTGGGTTTTTGAGTGCATGGGTTTTTCACGCTTTCACTTCATATCCAAAACCATCTCAATTCGAGAGAATCGTACAGGCGCTTATTTTTACTGTATTTGTTCTGGCCCTGACATTTGTAATTAAAAGTAGTTTACTGTATCTCGGTAAGAAGTGTTCCCCATGGGGGACTTGGACAGCAAATGTTGAGCTTACATGGGCATACATTTCGGCAATAATTATCGGGCTAGCATTCAGCGTTGCAGCGAATACCGATAAGTTTCATGCTCTGCTTCGGTTGTGCAGGATAACAAAACAAACTTCTTACCACTGTGAATGGTTTGGTGCTTTCCATGCCAGAGAGGAGCAATGGGTAGTATTACACCTGAATGATGACAAACGAGTTATGGGATGGCCACATGAATGGCCTTCCGATCCTTCTAAAGGTCATTTCGTTTTAATGTTTCCTTCTTGGCTTGATGGGGACAAAGAAATCCCATTACCAGAAGTAGAGATCATCATTTTGAAAGTTACAGATATAAGATGGGTGGAGTTTCTTAACAATCCTGAGGAGAATAATTGTGTCCAGAAAAGTACCTAACCCACCACCAAAGCCCACTCAGGGTGATACTTGGAAAGGAGGGCGAAATCCGCCGCCATCTCAGGTGAGACCATCACCACCTCCGTCTCCACCAAGTAACAAGGAAAAGGCGTGAATTTTTAAACTAAACCCGCTTATTGCGGGTTTTTTACTTCTGAACTGGTAATGCAGTCCCGCCACCGTTCGCTGAAGCGCTGGTGCGCCAACTTGCTGGAACTCTGCCAAGCGAAAGAAATTGCTACCTAAAAACATCATTCAATTCAACCCGCTACGGCGGGTTTTGTTATTTCCTGCTGACAAGAACTTAACAATTTGTGCTCTTAAACCGTTGATCATTTTCTCTCATGGGTATACTGTATAAAAATACAGTATGTGCAATGGAGGCTATTATGAAAGTTGAATTAACCATTGATCGCACGAAAGAACTTCCAAAGGGTGCGCTGCCAGCACTGGAGAAAGAGCTGCTGAAGCGCCTTAACCATCAGTATGAGGATTGCAGTCTGATAATCCGTCGTGCTGGCTCTGACGATTTGAGTGTTTTCGGTGGCGATAAGGACGACAAAAAGAAAATTGAGAAGATCCTCCAGGAAACCTGGGAAAGCGCTGACGACTGGTTTTACTAAAATTGCGCTTGGGCTGGCGCGCATTTTCCAGAATACCGCAATTTGCGTATCCCTTTGATGCTGCTGCCGACAATTTTTAACCGCGTCTGTATGTCGCTCGTAGGGAGAACAGAATGTGAGTAATTCAGCTTTACAAGCGTCAGAAGATAACTGGTATGACATTGTAAGACGGTCTGACGGCTGCGTGGTATTTAGCTTTCCTTCGTCGGGCCGGCATCTTATCTATCGTGTAAATGGCATCGTATCTATGCGGCCTTTGCTGGATGATGAAGAAGTCTTTACTCCCAATAGCTTTGTGCAATTTATTCGTCGTCTCGGCTACCGGGTAACGCCACCTTCTGATAATATGAAATCAACGGTCTGAACAGCCGTTAACCTGCTGCGCCACGGAGAATACCATGGCGCACGAACTACAACTCATCAAGCAGTCCTCAGGAATCCTGATCCCCGCGACGCCGGAGACCAGCGATATTTTGCAATCAAAAATCAAGCTCGGCGCTGTGCTGGTAGCTGAGTTTCGCCAGGTGAGGAATCCTGCATTCCATCGCCGTTTCTTTGCGCTCCTGAATCTCGGATTTGAATACTGGGAACCGACCGGCGGCGCAATCTCTGCAAACGAACGAAAACTGGTGACCGGATACGCTAAATTTCTTGCCTCCTATGGCGGGAATGAAGGCGCATTGCTGGATGCTGCTGAACAGTATCTGGAGCATATCGCCAGTCGCCGCGTCACGAACGGTATCAGTCTGTGCAAATCCTTTGACGCTTATCGCTCCTGGGTAATCGTCGAAGCCGGACATTATGACGCCATTCAGCTGCCGGACGGCACTCTTCGAAAACATCCCCGCAGTATTGCTTTTGCCAATATGGACGAAAGCGAATTTCAGCAGCTGTATAAAGCCGCACTCGATGTTCTGTGGCGCTGGATATTGTCACGGACGTTCCGCACGCAGCAGGAGGCCGAGAATGCCGCCGCCCAGCTGATGAGCTTCGGGAGCTGAGCCGATGAGAGAGACTTGGTTCAACTATCCCGACTGCACCACCGAGCAGGCCGACGAGCTGCTGGCGCAATACCAACGCCGCGGCATTGCCGTCGAGCGCAGCCTCAATCCCGATTACATCACCTGGACCGTCAGCGCCCGGCTGCCGGAATGCAAAAATCCGCCGCGTGCTGATCGTCGCTGGCAAAACCGGATGTGGGGGTGAGGATGGCTGTTTACCGTAGTAAGAAATGGCTGGCCGCTGTTGGGCAGATTGAACGATGCGTGCTCTGTGGCACATGGGGGATTCAGGTGGCTCACCGAAACGAAGGTAAAGGGATCGGAATGAAAACTGATGACTGCGCTACTGCGGCAATTTGCGTTGGTTGCCACACCGAAATCGACAACGGCAAAAGCCTTACACGGGAAGAACGGCGCCAGCTTATGGATCGTGCAATTGTGCTCACGGTCATCGAAATAGCCCGTCGTGGACTGGTGGTGCCAGCATGAAAATCTATGACATCGTGCCGATTGGCAAACCGCGCATGACCCAGCGCGACCGCTGGCATAAGCGCCCGGCTACCGCAGCCTACTGGGCGTTTAAGGACCAAATCCGACTGCTGGGCATTCAGCTCCCGGAATCCGGATATCACGTCACTTTCATTCTCCCGATGCCGCCGAGCTGGAGCAAAAAGAAGCGCGCGCAGTATGTGGGGAAGCCGCATCAGCAGAAACCAGACAAAGACAATCTGGAAAAGGCATTACTGGATGCAATTTTCGACGACGACAGTCGCATATGGGATGGACGCGTCACGAAGTTGTGGGGAGAAACCGGGCAAATCATTATCGAGGAGGCCAAATGAAGCCAGAAAAGCTCGAGATACTCCGCACTCGTTGGCAGCGCCTCCGGATTTACCGCCGCCCGGGATCCGTGCTGGTGGATTACCGTATCCTCCGTAACTTCGTTCGCATCTATCATTCAGCAGGAGCCGCATAATGAACCTCGAATCAATCGCTAAATATTTCGCGCCAAAATCACCGATGTTCAGTGACTCCTCGAGGGCGACTGCCTCCGACAACCTGACCGGAACTGATGTTATGGCCGCGCTTGGGCTGGTTAACGCCAAGTGTGGTTTTGGCTTCGATTTGTACCTTGCAAAAATTGGCATCAGCAGCCCGGATCGGGCTATGGAGGCTCTTTATGAATCATCCATTGAACTTTGCCGACGCTTCAAATCAGTTTCAGAACTCAATGAAGAAATCCGTCGGCGAGTTCTCGAAATTTTGTGTGCTTTTGCATATCAGGATTATGCCCGCAGCGCGGCAAGTGTCAGACGCTGTGATTGCTGCGCTGGTAGCGGCTTCATCGAAGCTGATGTCTTCACAAACAAGGTCCAATACCCGGACGGTAAGCCTCCGGTATGGGCGAAGGCTACAAAAGGTGTGTTCCCGTCGTATTGGGAAGAATGGAAGTCTGTACGGGAGACCGCGCGGGTTATGTGCAATACCTGTAACGGCAAGGGTGTTATCAGCAATGCGTGTCGCTGTCATGGGAAAGGGAAGGTACTGGATAAGAAGGCGACTGAGTTACAGGGCGTTCCGGTGATTAAAGTTTGTGAGCGGTGTACTGGCAGAGGTTATGCCAGGTTAAAATTCTCCAATGTGTTGGAAGGTATCCGCACCACATGGGATGTGAAGAAAACGACGGCATATGAACAAGTGCAACCGTTGTTTGAACTGCTGGTGGAGGAATGTCATCGTCAGGAGAGTTACGCAGACAGCGCCTTAAAATCTGTCACAAGGTAGAAATAATTTTCTCTAAATATTCTTTTCATAGAAAATAACTGTTGTGTTTCTCGGAAATTATGTCTAATATCAACTCTAACGCTGGGAATCCGTTCAATCGTTTCGACCAGCAATAAAACATTCAAGCCCTGCGGATTCCACCGTGGGGCTTTTGCGTTTCTGGAGATAACGGCGAGACGCTACTCTAGCCTGAACATTAAGGGAGGGTTTTCATTACGCTATCAATCTCCCCTCCTTCAAATCTTGAAGTCCAGCCGCAGGAGCCGCAATGGTAAGGAAAGTCATCGAATCCACTTCCGACCTGTTTAAGACAGTTGGGGCAATAAACCGCGCTGATATACCCACCCGCGGGATTTTTTCTAAAGGCCGCACCCATGTGCTCGACAAACTCATCCTTTTCCCTGTAAGCCGCTACCTCCTTCGCAAGTTCTACGCACTTGGCCTTCGCCTCGGCAAGTTCTTCTATGGTGGCAGCATGGGCTTTTTGAAGTACGTCGATCTGCTCTCCAATGAAAGCGATGCGCTCGCGCAGGACCTCGTTACTCTGCACAGCGGAAAGCGCACCGATCCCATTCTTAAGGGACGCAATAAGTAATCCAACATCCATGATTATTCCCTGATTGTCTGTGGAATGACCAATTTAGCAATTTCCTTTGTCTGTGGAAAGCAGGGAAACCACGCGCCGGGCGTGGTTAAATATCCCGGTAATAAATCGACTATTGGCTGCGCATTTGCGTGGCCTTTTTCATTTCAGGCTCACGGGAATCAATCACTACGTGCTTTGTTGAAAATCCAGCCCGTGAAGCCTGATTTTATTTCCCCTCATTTCTGAGAGGACTCACAGCAATAAGAGGGGGCTAAATGTCCGATCCTGTTTCTGGCACTACGGTAGCGGCTGGTGGGCTGATGGGGGCCAGCATGTTCGGCCTGGCAACCGGCATTGATTACGGCGTAGTGTTTGGTGCCTTTGCTGGTGCAGTATTCTACGTTGCGACGGCGGTGAACATCAGCCGCTTTAAGCTGGTGGGTTACTTCATCACTTCTTTCATCTTTGGCGTTATCGGCGCACCCCTGTTGGGCTCGTACTTCTCAAAATGGACTGGTTACAACGACAGGCCGCTTGATGCACTGGGCGCGGTAATCGTTGCAGCAATTGCTATTAAGTTGCTGACATTCGTCAACAGTCAGGATTTGGGTAGCCTGTTTGGCATTCTCTCTCGTTTACGCGGAGGAGGGACCGGCAATGGTAACAAATGATCCTTCAGCGATGATCAATGCGTTAATCTGCGCGGTCATCGTTCTTGTTCTGATGTTCTACCAACGTGACGGGGCAAGACATCGTCCGATGGTGTCCATGCTGGCCTACTTCGTTGTGCTGGTATACGCCAGCATCCCGTTCAGGTATCTGTTTGGTCTCTATCAGGAATCACACTGGATGGTGGTCATCGTCAACCTTCTTATCTGTGGTGCTGTGCTATGGGCGCGGGGAAATGTGGCTCGACTCATAGATGCCATTCACAGGTAAAAAAACGAGTTGTAGCGACACCGCAACAACCCGCAAAGGATATAAATAGGTATTAGGATTATTCTGGGTGCTATTGTGATTTAAAATAAATTTTCTTTCACCTGTTTAATGCCGTTCACCTCCTACCATTAATAGTGATCTAATTCGGTAATCACATGAATCAATCACAATTTCAGCAGGCGGCTGGTATAAGTGCCGGGCTTGCTGCGCGTTGGTTTTCGCATATCGACGCAGCAATGAAAGAATTCGGCATCACCGCACCACTGGACCAGGCAATGTTCATCGCGCAAATGGGGCACGAGTCCGGCGGATATGAAAAGCTGGTGGAAAGTCTGAACTATGCAGCCGATCGCCTTGTTCCTGTATTTGGCAAACATCGCATTACCCCGCAACAGGCTACTGCACTCGGTAGAACGGCGACGCAACCGGCTAATCAGCGGGCCATCGCTAATCTGGTCTACGGCGGGGAGTGGGGTAAAAAGAATCTCGGTAATCAGGTCGCCGGTGATGGCTGGAAATATCGCGGGCGCGGGCTGAAGCAAATCACAGGATTAAGCAACTACCGCAAATGCGGGCTGGCGCTAAAACTGGATCTGGTCACACAGCCGGAGTTGCTGGAGCAGGACATAAATGCAGCACGATCTGCAGCATGGTTCTTTGCCGCCAGCGGATGCCTGGTTTATTCCGGTGATGTGGAACGTATCACTATCATCATCAATGGCGGTAAAAACGGTCTTGATGATCGTCGGCACCGCTTCAATCTGGCAAAAACCGTGCTGGTCTGAGGTTTCTATGGGAATTGAAATGATTATTGGACTGGTTGTTGCCGTTCTGGCTGCAATTGCCGGCGCTTTTGGTTTTGGGAAATCTCGCGGAACCACTATCGCTGAGACCAAAGCGGCAATCCAGCGCACCGAAGAACGAGCAGCAGCTACTGAAGCAGTTGCAGAACGCCGGGTAGAGACAACGAAAGGAGCAAGGGATGTTCAGCAGACTGTTAATCATCTTCCTGATGACGATGTTGATCGCGAGTTGCGTGAGAAATTTACCCGCAAAACCTGAAGTAACGGACACGGCCTGTGACTGGGTAAATATTATCTACCTCACTGAGCACGATATCAAAGTGTTGGATAAGCAAACGAAGCGCGACATTCTGGCACATAACAAAGCAGTACTGCGAAATTGTCCGCAAAAAATACCACAGTCTATGTAATAGCATTACAGCAGGCATTCACTGAGTGCCTGCGATAATGACAAACTGGCAGGTAAACAGATATGGCAAAACCGGACTGGGGAGCACTGCAACACCAGTTCCTCGCCGAGCATGCTAAATCCGGTATCTCCCCCAAAGACTGGTGTGAAGCGCAGGGACTGAATTACGCTACAGCCCGTAGATACATCAAGAAATCTTCTGCGCAAACTGCGCAAAAAACTGCGCACTTTCTCTTGCGCAATGCGCAGACGGAACAAGCTTCCGAAAATGCGCAGCATGAGCAAACCCCAATTGATGCGCAAACCGATACTCAGGAAAGTGCGCAACCCTTCAACCTGAGCAATTACGGGCTGAACGATATGCAGGTCAGGTTTGTTGAGGAATATCTCATCGACCTCAATCGTACCGCCGCTTATCGCCGTGCTGGCTACAAAGGGGAGGGAAACACGGCTTACGTTAACGCCTCTCGATTGCTAAGAAATGCTAAGGTCAGCCAGGCGATACGCGATGCGCTGGACGAACGCTCGCGAAGAGTGAAGGTAACGCAGGACGAAGTGTTGAAATGGTGGTGGGACATTGCGACGGCAGACGCTACGCAACTGACCGAACATCACCGCGGCTGTTGCCGTTACTGCTGGGGGCTCGGTTTTAACTACCAGTGGCGCGATGCAGTCGAATTTGAGGAAGCGGAAGAAAAGGTTAAGGGGAAGGAAGGTGCCATACAGCCTAAGGATACGGGTGGCTACGGCTACGACGGCACGCTGGACCCGAACCCGGATTGCCCCCGCTGCAATGGCGTTGGTCTGAGCCGCCCTGTTTTCCACGATACGCGAGATTTGAATGGTGCAGAACGCCGACTTTTTGCCGGGATTAAAGAGGGCAAATTTGGCCTTGAAATGATCACACGCAATCAGGATGAGGCTATGAAAATGGTCGCACAGCACCTCGGCATGCTGAAAACCAAAACTGAGTTAAGTGGCCCGAATGGTGAGCCCATACAGCATAATCACACAGTAAGCGCGGAGGATCTGACTGATGAGCAGCTCGCCGCAATTATCGCTGGTAAGTAAGCAGGAAGCAGCGGCAGAGTTACTCAAGCGACGTAATGCGCGGGCAAGCCTCCACGACTTCATTCAGTACATTAACCCCGACTACATCACCAGTAAGTTCTCTCAGACGGTTTGCGACGCTCTGGATCAGTTCCTGCTGGATATGATGAATGGCGTGCGCCCGATACTGATTCTCGGTGCGCCGCCGCAGCATGGTAAATCGGATATCGTTTCGCGTTACCTGCCAGCGTATTTCTTCGGAAAATATCCTGAAATGCGCGTAGGTGCGCTGTCCTACTCTGCTGACCTTGCCGGGGATATGAACGCCGACGTTCAGCGCATTATGTCCACGCCGGAATACCGCAACATATTCCCGGGCGCCTGGCTGGGCAATAAGCCGGCTGATGGTGTGGCCGTAAAGCGTAACACTGACGAATTCGGCATAGCCAACCATAAGGGGACGTATGTTTGTGCGGGTGTAGGCGGTCCGTTAACGGGTAAGAAAATCGATCTCGGCATCATCGATGACCCGATAAAGAACTCGAAAGAAGCGCTGTCGCCGACCACAAAAAAATCCATCTGGAACTGGTACGTTTCGACGTTTAAAACGCGCCTGTCGAAGAACAGCGGCGAAATCATCATGGCGACCCGCTGGGCGACGGATGACTTATCCGGTCGTGTAGTGGAAATCACGCCGCGCGCCAAGGTGCTGGCGTTCCCTGCAATCAATGAGCAGGGCGAAGCGCTGGTGCCTGAGCTGCACCCGAAAGAAAAGTTGCTCGAAACCAAAGCCATCCTCGGGGATTACTTCTGGTCTGCAATGTACCAGCAGTCACCGAAACAGGCTGGTGGCTCAATCTTCAAAGATGACTGGATCCGGTATTACCTGCCAAAAGATTTACCTACCAGCTTCGATACCGTCATTCACAGCTGGGATATGACGTTTAAGGACAGTGAAGGCACTGACTTTGTGGTCGGCCAGGTATGGGGCAAGAAGGGGGCTAACGCCTACCTGCTTCACCAGGTGCGAGCCCGCATGAGTTTCACCGCAACGCTCAAAGCCGTTAAGCGCATGGCAGATGAATTCCCCAAAGGTTTACGTAAGCTGGTGGAGGATAAGGCCAACGGCCCGGCGGTTATTGATTCACTGAAAAACACCGTGCACGGTCTGGTTGCGGTGGAGCCGGACGGGAGCAAAGTAGCCCGGGCACATGCGATCACCGCTGTATGGGAAGCCGGTAATGTTTTTCTTCCTCATAAAGACATTGCCCCATGGATAACGGAGTTTGTCGAAGAAATTACCACTTTTCCTGTCGGTGCTAACGACGACCAGGTCGATGGCATGACGCAGGCACTTCGGGATCTGTATCAGAGAAAAACACTCAGCCCACTGGACATCATGTAATGACGAAAAAAAATATCGTTGGTCGTCTTAATGATGGCCTGGTCAGCTTAATGACTTCGCTCGGCGAGAAGATCGGCGCGGTGCGGTACAGCAGCAATAAGCGCGACATACCGGATAGAGAACTACTCGCGATGTATAAACAATCGTGGGTAGTGAAAAAGTACATCAACAAAACAGCGGATGACATGCTCAAGCTGCCCCGCAAGTTTTCGGGCGACGTTGACAGCACTATCACTCAGCGCATCGCTGATGCTGAAAAAGAACTGAAATTGAACGCTGTATTTCACAGCGCGCTGGGGTGGGCCTCACTGCTGGGCGACTCGCTAATCGTGGCCATCACGGATTGTGCTGACGAACAGATCGCCTTGCCGCTCAATTTGCAGGACGAAGATATCGTTAAATTTCTGGTGTTCCGAAAGGGTGAGTACACGCCGGACAGTAATGTCATCACTGATATCCGCTCAGATTGTTTCGGTGAGCCGCTGACGTATCAACTGGACGTAGGGACAAAGCAACTCAAGTTTCACCACTCCCGCTGCTGCCGAACGAAGCTAGGCAATCACAGCATTAAAGATCGCGCCAAGTTTGGCACGTCAGACCTTCAGGCTCCCTATGAGCATATCAAAACCTTCGACACGGCAATCCTGAGCACCGGCGACACCATCCAAGAGGCAAACGTCGATGTGCTCTTTGTCCCGAACATGAACAACCAGATCGCAGCTGGTCAGGAAAGTAATGTTCGCGAATACGCTCGAGTGATGAAGGAAACCAAATCCTCCACCGGACTGCTGCTGATTGATGCTGGTGATACAACGGCTCAAGGACGCTATGAGCAGAAAAACGCGCAGTTTACCGGGCTGTCTGATGTGATCAGCAAAATGGCGATTGTGCTGGCTGGGGCGCTGGACAGGCCAATAACGATCCTGTTCGGTCAGGCGGCCAGCGGATTCAGTAGTGGCGAAGAGGACAACAAAGCTTACTACGAAACGATTAACGGGCTTCAGGAGTCCCGCCTGCGGCCAATGCAGGAGTTCACCGACAAGTTCATTCTGGACAAGCTGTCTGTGACTCAAGCCCTCGCGTATGAATATCCCACGATAGACAGCATAAACGAGACGGAAGAAGCGACGCGGTTCAGCCAGTACGCAACGGGATTCAATACGCTGGTGACGTCGTCAATTGTGACGGAAGAAGTCGCAATCAGAGAGATGATTAACCGCGGCGTGCTGAAGACGGTCACCGAAGAAGAAATTAAGGGGATCGTCAGCGCTGGCGGTGATTCTGGTTCATGGGGGAGTTATGGAACTCAAACTGCTGCTGGAGCGCCAGCAGGGGCGGCGTAAGCCTCGCCGCCGGAGGATGCGTCCCCCAACACCGAGTAAGCGCGCAGAGGTCTGGTACAGGGATCGGCTTACAGAGTTCATTGACGGAATGGTTCAGGCTTACATTGAAGAGCTGGAAAAGCCTACCCTTACTGATGCACCTGATACCACTCCGCTGTCTGTTACGGCGCGACTTGCCGCAGTCATGCAGCGCCTGGCGAGCATTTCCATCAAGGAAGTCGCCGCAAGGCTCTCTGCCGGGTTCGTCGCGCGTGCGAACTTTCAGAACAAAGAACAGACGCAGCGCACTTTCTTCCAGGCTTTTGGAATCGACCTTACCGGCTTGCTCGGCGATGGCGCGATAAAGCCGGAAATGGAAAAGGCGGTTAGTGACAACGTTGATCTGATCACCTCCATCCATACCGATTTTATCCACGATATCGGCGAAGCGGTTTTCGCCAATATGAAGGACGGCGGCCGCCATGAAAACCTGATCGACATTATCAAAGAGCGCGGAGGAGTTACCCGAAGCCGTGCGAAATTCATCGCGCGCGACCAGACATCAAAACTTAACGCTGACTTCACGGAAGCCCGGAACGCTGCGCTGGGCCTTGATATTTACGAGTGGAGCGGCACAGGGGATGAGCGTGAAAGGGACAGCCATTTAGTGCTTAACGGCATGCTCTGTAAATACTCCGACCCGACAGTCTATTCAGACGACGGCGGCAAGACCTGGAAGAAGCGATCAACTATCGGGGCATTTATCGGCAAACCTGGTGAAGATTACCAGTGCCGGTGCCTCGCTCTCCCTTACGTCTCATGGGATTAATCAATGAAGTGGAAACGAACACCGCAGGGGTACGTGATTACCACTGCAACGATAACCCGTGCCGGGCCGATTGAGTATTACGGACACGAACTGGGGTTAACCGGCAGCGATGCCAACAAAAAAATCACCGTTATCCGCACCCTCGACGAACTGTCTAAACCCGAAACACTCGCTTCCTTCAACGGCCTCCCGTTCACCATTACTCACCCCGATGACGGGGAGGTGACCGCAGCAGACCATAAAGACAAGGCATCTGGTCACATTGCTAACACACGCATCGAAGGTGGTGAGGTGGTTTGCGACGTTTATCTGACTGATGCCGCAGCAATAGAGACGCTCGAGGAGACGGGGATACGTGAGGTTTCAGTGGGGTATGAGCCTGCGGAGCTGGTGGAGCGTGGCGGGAAATTTTACCACATCAATATTCGCGGCAATCACGTCGCGGGCGTGGCAGAGGGGCGTTACGGGCCTCAGTGTAAGTTAAACGACAAAAAAGGTAAGCCAATGTTCAAAACATTAACTGATGCCCTGCGTTTCCTGAAGGGCAAAAAACTCAAGGATGCGGAAGGCGCCGCGCTAACTCCTGATGAACTGGTCGGAATGATCGCCGCACTGGAAAAAGCTCTGGAGGATTTGAGTGTCCAGGGAACAGAAGAAGCGACGGCGCAGGCTCAGGAAGTGCTGGCGCAACTCGCAGACCTCAAGAAACAACTGGAAGGCATGACCGGGGCGCCGGTGACCACAGATGAAGATCCAGGTACTGCTGGTGGCGATGACAAGGACATGAAAATCGCTGCGCTTGAAACAGAAAACGCCGATCTAAAAGCGAAGATTAAGGCGCTGGAAGACGAGCTTGAGCAACTGAAATCTGGCAATGAAACCAGCACTACGCTTGCTGACGCAAAAGCCCGATTCCCGAAAGTTAATTTCAACGATGCCAAATCAGCGCGTGACGTTCGCGCCGCTGTTCTGGTGAGCACTAAGGCATTTAACGATGCCCAGGTCAAAACAATGACCGACAGCGAAGTACGTGCGGCTTACGCAGCCATTCAGGCGACCTCTAAGCCGCGTAGTGAAATCGGTGCTCACCTGCTCAACGACTCCTCGAAACAAAGCACCAAAACCGCAACTCAACGCCTTGGGGGTAAATAATCATGGCATTTGGATTCACTGACTGGGACGGTGCCAGCGGCACCATTAAACCTGGTTCCATCAAACGCGCATCCAGCTCGAACGATAAGGTCTGGGGCGAAGAGAACCGCACCGAAATCGCGCTGCCATACGGCACGTTTGTCGCCGTCAATCCTGAGGGTGGCGTGATGCCACTGGCGGCAGGGACACGTATCCACGGGATTGTGGTTCGTGACATTTATGGCGACGCCGCACCGCACAACAAGCAGGTAAACATCGGACATTTTTCCCATGGTGATTGCGTGGGCGCGCTTACGGTTGAAGACGCTGATTTTGCCCGCGGCGACACGGCGTACATCGTTGCAACCGGGGCGGATGCCGGAAAGGTCACCAATGAGGCGGCTGGCAATATCGATCTGGGTTACTGGGTTGAAGACGTGAGCGCAGGCAACAACTGCGTTGCTATCACCCTGGGTTACGTACAACAAACGGCGGGAGTATAACCAATGCCAATGGAAGCCGCAGATTTTGAAGAAGTACTGCAGGAAGCGCTTACCGAGCGCGATACGCAGTTGCAGGAAAAAGAACTGCCGGAAATTAATATCGGTGAAGCGCTGCCGATTAAAGAGGGCCTGGACTTCGCCCTTGAGTACGTGGATTTTGGTGTGTCTAAAGTTGTTGGTTCTGTGAAAGACGGCATCATCGGCAACAAAACCAACAGCCTGAAAACCATCGATAGCGATATCGAGTGGCTGAAAGCACCTGTCGGACAGTGGGCAAAAGCTGCCACCTGGACTCAACAGGAGCTTGAGAAGATCGCTCGCCTGAACATCAACCTGCAATCCAAAAAGCAGGATGACCTGTACGCGAACGCCCTGGCAACCATCCAGTATGCTGGCTACGTTGGTCATGGTGGCGTGAAGGGGCAGGAAGGCTTGCTGACCGGCTCCGCTGTTCAACTGATTACCGATGCGGGCAACAAAACCATTGCTGATATGACGTCAGACGAATTTGTTCAGCTGGTGCTGAATGCGTACAACGTTGCATGGCGCAAATCGTCCTATCGCATCCAGCCAACACACATCGCGATGGACGCCAGTGACTTTATGCTGGCAATGCAGAAGTTCGACCCCACACCAGTAATCGTAGGCACTGACCTGTTACCGATTGCGGCAATGGATCGCATCATGGCTGCGCTGCGCAAAGCCTCTGGCGATGACGCGTTCAGCATCACGTTCGTGAAAGTGCCAAGCAATTACGCGGTCGGCATCAAGGCGGGCAAAACGCGTCTGGCGGTCTACACCTACGAGGCCGATTACCTTGAGATGGAAGTGCATATGCCAGAGCTGCTGGCTGTGCGTGCTCGCGACCTGTTGACCTACGAGTGCGGCTATCGCTCTGCATTCGGCGGTGCGATGTGGAAGCAGCCGCAGTCCGCGGTCTATGTGGATTACAAATCCTCACCGGCAGAGTAATCGCAGGGGGTAGCATGGAATTTACCGTTCGTTACCCCGAGTTCGCCAGTGTCGCCCCTGCTCGTATAGAAGGGGCGCTACAAGATGCAGCTAACCAGATGAGTCGCAAGGTGTGGAACCAGCTCTATGAGCAAGGGCTTCATGCTTTAGCGGCGCATCTGTTGTATGCGGCTGGCGCGCTCACTCCCTCAGGCAGTAGTAACGGGAAACCCCTACAGACAATCACCAGCCGATCCGTTGCAGGTGTGTCTCTGGGCTACTCTGCGCCCGATGCCGGGTTTGGGGCCAGCCATGATGGATACGGCTCAAGCTCATTCGGTCAGGAGTACCTGAGGCTTCGTAAGCTGGTAGGTGTGCATGTACTGGCAATACGATAGCTGGTAAGGAGGATTATGACTCCGGAAGAAACGCTAAAGCTTACCACCGAATACCTGAAGAACCTGCAGGCGATGAAAACGCATTACGTTGCAGTAGGTTTGCCTGCGGGCAAGGTGGGAAATAAAACCCATGATGACGGAACATCGATAATTGAGATCGGGGCGGCTCACGAGTTCGGTGCTGAAATCGATCACCCTGGCGGGACGGGGTATATGGCAACCGGTGGAAAAGCTACGTTTACCCGCAAGACCTTTATGGGACCGGTTAGCGGCTTTACGGCAGCCCACAAGATAACCATTCCAGAACGCTCCTTTCTTCGCGCTCCTTTCACCCTCAAAAAGTCGGAAATTAACCTGGCAATCGAAAAGGCCTGTGAAGCCGTAGGCTCCGGGCGTATGGATGCTGACACCGCATTAAATTTGATAGGCGCGACGGCGCGAAATATCAGCGTGAAGGCCTTTGAGACTGCCGGGTATGGCACGTGGCCAGATATCACTGCTGCAACTAAAAAGGCTAAAGGATCGTCTGCGCCGTTAATTGATACAGGCGCCCTGCGTGGTGCCATAACGTGGGAGGTTCGTAAGTGAGCGACTTATCAGACCTTGATATGAGCGATGCGCTGATCGGTTGGGAGCAGCCGGTTAAACTAAAAACCCGAACTGAAACTACCGTTGATTTTGAGCCGACAGTAATTGTTACCAGCCAGGATATTCTGGCCGTGGTGCAAAGCGCGAACAAGGAGAATCTGACGCTGGATAGTCTGGACTGGTCGAAAGAGTATCTGCTGATTCATGCGCGGTTGAAAATTGAAACCGGTCAGTTCATCGAGAAGGGTGGGAAGGACTACAAAGTTGTGTCCCCTGCTGATTACATGGATTACGGTTTTTGTTCTGCCATTGTCGAGGAAACACGGCTCCCGCTCCTGGTGCCAACGCCATGACACAACCCCACCTGAAAGCGGTCGCGCGTTTCGTGCGTGACCTTCTGGACTACGACGAGCAACTGATCAAGTTCGACCGCCGGAACGTGCAGGCGTCCGACTTTTCCACCAGTTATATCGTGGTAAACGGCTCACTACCGCAATCAGTGCTGGCCAGGGGCCAGCGCTTTAATGGTGACGCGGAAGTGATGACTTATAGCGCCTCAGTGAGTCACGCGATTGTCCTGGAGTTTTACGGGGATAAGGCTTACGTCAACGCTGAGCGCTTCCTGATGCTGAGTGAAAGCCAGTACGCTAACGAACTGCGCCGCACGCATTTACTCACCATCATGGCCGTCTCAAACATCATCGATGTGGGGCAACTCCTGGGACAGTCCCACGGCAACCGTGTTCACCTGAGTTTCAATGTTCAGTATGCCCCTGCGCGGGACGAGCAGACGCTGCGCATCGATACGCCGCAGTTTCAATTTATAGAGGACAAATAAATGTCGGCATCAATCAATAACGTCATTAATGTGACGCTTCTCGAAGAGGGTCGTGCGGCGGCGCGCGATAACATCAACGTTTGCGCAATCATTACCAGCCAGACGGGGGTATTGAGCACCGCAGAGCGCTGGCGTTCATACAAAAGCGCACCCGCTGTCGAACAGGACTGGGGGGCGTCTTCGGTCACCGCAGCTTTTGCGAATGTGTTTTTCGGGACCAGTCCTAACCCGGTATCCGCGGGCGGCACGCTGATCGTCGGTTACTGGAATGCTGCCGGGGAAACGCTGCCAGCGACCAGCGGTGTACTGCGTGGCGGTGAGATTTCTCAGGCAGCCGTACTGCCAGCGTTACGCGAGAAGTCTGACTGGTCATTCAGTATTGAGATTGACGGAACGAAGCACGATGTAACCGCAATTAATGGCATGACTGCGGCGACACTGGCAGATGTCATCGCCCAAATCCAGGCGAAAATTACGCCAGAGGTCGCATCGGTTGTTTTTGATGGCAGCCGTATAGTGATCACCAGCAAATCCACAGGGGCTGACTCTGTGGTTGGTTATTCGAAAGCAATCGCTGGTGGTTCTTTTATTGGTGATCTGCTGGCGATTGCCGAAGGTTCTGGCGCATCACAGATTAATGGCAGTGCATCAACAGATGTTTCACCGGAAACCCAACTGGAATCTCTCAGCAAACTCAAAGCACTGGTCAACGTAAAAGGCACGGCCTTCATCGACAAAATTCTCGATGTACAGGTGCCGTTGATCGCTTCATGGGCTAAAGCGAACGCGGTAATCGTGTATGAGACATTTACCGGTTCGGCAGCTCTGGAAGTTGACCAGACTAACCCGGCATGGGCGGTAACACTAGCCAGCCAGAGTAATTTCCGCATGCTCTACAGCAAAGCAGGCAACCGGAAATTTGGTATCAGCTATATGGCCCGTACGCATACCGTTAATTTTAACGGGGAACGCACGGCGATAACCCTGCATCTCAAAACCATGAATGTCCCGGCAGAAGATTATTCGCAAACAGAGATCGACAAAGCTAAGCGTGTGGGGCTGGACATTTACACAACGATTAAGGATGTGCCCTGTGTACTCACCAGCGGTGCAAATGACTTTGTGGATAACGTCTACAACCTGATGGCTTACGTTGACGCAGTGCAAACGGATAGCTTCAATCTGCTGAAAACCACACCAACCAAAGTCCCGCAAACTTACTACGGTGTTGACCAGCTTGAAGACTGTGTGGAAAAAACCACTGTTGGATTTGTTCGTGCGGGGGTATTTAGCCCAGGAACCTGGACGCTGCCTGATTTCTTCGGTGACCGCGATATGTTCCTGCGCAACATAGAGCAAAACGGATATTACGTTTTGGCCGGAGATCTGAAAGACCAGTCAACCGCAGACCGTCAGGAGCGCAAGTCTCCGGTTGTTCAGGTGGCAGTGAAGAATGCCGGTGCTGTTCACAGTGCCGATATCATCATCAATTTCAATAAATAAGGAGCGGTAAATGTCTCAGATTGTTATCAGTGCAGATACCGCGACCATCGTTCTTAATGGGCGAATCATCACGGATATCGCTGCGGGGGACTACATCACGCTGACGCCATCCAATCCGCTTACAAGCCGCGCCAATAGTGCGAATAACGGGGTCACTATTTCCGGGCGTGTTGATGCCGGAGTGCATGTGATGGTGATACGCGTCCAGAAGTTTTCTAACGATGATATCTGGCTCAATCAGCAGCGTAACGCCGCGATCCCTGTTGTCTTAAACGGCTCAATTAAAGAGTCGTTTGTGCGCGACGGCGCGGCACTGAAGGAAACCTACGATCTACAGGCAGGTTCTGTCACCACGCAACCGACGCAAACCAAAAACAACCAGGACGTAAATGCACTAATGGAATACACCATCGAGTTCCGTAACGTCGTGCGTAACGTATAAGGTATCCCCATGCCCATGAGTAACGAAAAAGAACTGAAAGAAAGACAGCGAAAAGCCCTTGAGATGATCAAGGCTGTCTACAATGACGGTTTTGCTGAGATTAACGGCAACCGCTACGACTTTGCTGCGATGACACACAAAAAACGCCGCAAGGTTTTTGCCTTCTTCACAGGCATTGCCTCTGAGTTATCGCGGCAGTCCCTCGAGTTTCTGGACTCAGAGCGATTTGAGGAAATTGAACGCCTGATGTTCGATTACGTTCTGTTTGACGGTGTGCAACTGTCCAAGCAGCCTGAACACTTCGAATCCTTTCCTGGTGATTACGTCATGCTAATCACAACAGCGCTTCAGGTTATCAGCCTGCCTTTTATGGGCGGGAGCAATATGAACTCACGTTCAGAAGCTCCAGACGTTCAGAAATTTACGTTAAATCCTCGAACATAAGCGACGACATGAGCATGTATCTGGCGCTGTCAAAGGCCGGATACGGCCCCTATCACGAACTTGTTAAATTAGACACACCAGAGCTGTTTGACATGCTCGAGTTCGAGAATATCAGCGCAGACATTCAACACTACGAGATGGAGAAGGCCCGGAATGGCGGTAGTTAACGAGCTTATTACCAAATTCGGCTTTATCGGTGATCTGGCGCCGCAAGAAACCTTCAATGCGAATCTGAAAGCATCTATTGGTCTACTTGCCGGGCTTGGGGCTGCTATCGCCGGTTCGGCTGCAGGGGTTGCTAGCTGGGTGACGTCTGTCAGTCAGTCTATTGATCCGCTGGTCCAGTTTTCCCGGGAAACGGGCGTGGCGATCGAGACCGTTCAGTCACTGGGCTATGCGGCGTCTGTAAATGGCTCAAGTGTTGATGCGTTGCAGGCTTCGCTCGGTGAAATGACAAAAAGAGTGGGAGAGTTCGTTTCCACCGGAGAGGGCGAAGCGAAGGATGTTGCGGAAAGGCTGGGCCTTCAGTTCAAGGATATGAATGGGCAAGTAAAAAACTCCGATGTGATATTCCGCGAGCTGGCAGACAAACTTCACGGCATGAGCCAGGCAGAGAAGTTTTCAGTTTTGGATAAGATGGGTATCGACCGTTCCATGGTGCAGTTGTTATCCATGACGGGCGAAGAAATATCTTCGTTGCAGAATAAGGCAGAGGCGCTTGGTGTTGTCACGCAAGACCAGGCCGATCAGTTTGCTGCCTATAACGATTCTCTGACAACGCTGGGGAAAGGCTTTGATGGTATAAAATTTCAGGTGGCGATTGGATTTGTGCCAGTACTGAAAGACCTGGTGGATGGGTTTACGGACTTTCTCATTGCAAACAAGGATCTCATCAAAAACGGATTGGCCTATCTTGGAGAAATTATTTTCTCCGTCATGGGGATGATCCGCCGATTCCTGCCGATAGTTGCTGCTATCACCATTGCATTTGCCGCGTGGTGGTTGGTTACCGGAGGACTGGCAACAGTAATGGGCGTGCTGATGTCACCAGTAGTCCTTATTACCGCAGCCATACTGGGCATCGTTCTGGTTATCGATGATTTGCTGACTGCTATGGAAGGCGGTCAAAGTGTTATTGCTGATTTCTTCAAAGACACCTGGGGGATCGATATCGTCCCAGGTTTGTTGGCGATTAAAGACGCTGTCATGGTGGTGGTCGATTACATTATCGAGATATTCAAACAGGGCATTGAGAATATCAAGCTGCTCTTTAGCGCGCTAAGTAAGCTGGTCACAGGGGATTTCCTGGGGGCCTGGGATGACGTTGTGAAATCCTTCACCGAGAGTGTTGCATTGCTGAGAAAGCCCTTTGATGAGTTTATGCAGTGGGTTCTCGGGCTGTTTGCAAACCTCGGCGAGACCATCAAAAACACGATTAACAACGCGGCCTCAAACGCCTGGAACGCCACAAAATCATTCTTCGGGTTTGGTGAGGATGAACCGCAACAGGGTGTAACCGGCGGCGGTAACGGTGGCATGAGTCCTGATGGTATTCCTTACGGCATGAATGCTGCGGTGGGGATCGCTGGTGGTGGCGTGACAAGCAATTCAAGCATCAACCAGCAGAACACGATTCACATCAACACATCCGATCCGGTTGTCGCCGGGAATACTGCGGCAGATAGCCTGCAACAAAACATGAAGGATGCCAACCGGTTGAGTGGCAGAGGAGGGCGTTAATGGGAATTCTTGACGGCCTCATGCAGGCGCAATCTTCGGGCAAAGATACTGTTAAAAAGGTAGGGATCGGCGGGTTCTCAATGTTTGCCCGGGTGAGTGACGCTACTGAATACCCATCTCAGGTTCCTGTAGACGTACTGGAGGATGGTAGTAATGCATCTGACGATATTATTAATGGCCCGCTGACGATAAAAATCAGCGGTGTTGTTGCCGATATCTATGTCGATGCGAAACCAAACTCTTCTTTTAGCCTGATGCCAGATTATTCGAAGTACGGTGAGGTGCTGGAGTATATCCCCGCAAAGACGCAGCAGCAGTTGCAGAAAATGAATGAGATTGCCGACCGCGCAGAGCAGGCCATCTTAAAGGCAAAACGCCTGGCTGATAAAGGAGCCGACCTGTTTGGGCTGGTGGGCAACCCGTCTACTGGTGGCGCCAAAGGTATACGTGAGCAATTTCTCGACTTCATTGAGGGGGTGTACTACGGCAAGCAGCTTATTTCCGTGGAGGTGGATTATCGCACCCATGAAAATATGGCATTAAGCGGCCTGATCATCAGCACCGACAATCAGACTATGGAAACTAAGTTTGAAGCTAGTTTTACAAAAATCACCTTCACGCAACTGACTACAGCACCGATTGAGCAGCACTTCAAATCCCCCTCGGCAGCGGCTAAGTCAAAAACGGCAGGCGTTGCTAATAAGGGGGCGCAGACTCCGGCAGATAATTCAAAAAGTGGTAGTGGGAAATCTAAATCAGTCTTTACAGCAATACTTGGGAGATAATATGAACCAGATTTCCAATATTACCGACGAGTCTATTCAGCGCCACATTTTGTTGTTTGAGCGCGGCGAGGCGGTGATGATTATTCGTCACTTACCGACCGTTGAAATGTGGAAAATGCGCATAGAGTACAATGATGATTATATCGATGGAGTAAAGTTGTCGCTGGGAACGTTGCATTTTCGTCATAAGAACTGGCCTTTCGATATCGCGTTACTTTGCACCGACAGCTCCGGTATTGATCCGTATCGGGCTGATGACTTCACCAGTGGTCGCATCGAAATGTACCTGGTCACACCGGAAGAAATGATTGAGATTCGCGGGGGAGACGTACCGTAATGGAAACTTTTTATCGTGATTATCGTCTGACGGTTGGGATCGGTAACCAGGCTGTGATTATTCAGCCACCGATAACTATTTCATTCAAAGCGCTTGAATCGGTCAGCAAAAAGTCTCTGGGTAAGTTGAGTGTTTCCATAAACGGTTTAAAGCCCTCCACGCGTCTGCAATTGCTCAAGTCAGAAGATGAAGAAAAGTATATCCCTGTTCGCTTCGAGGTTGGTTATAACGGCAAGCTGCGCCAGGTATTTCAGGGGTCGGTTAAAAGCGGAGCAGTAAAGCGTGAGGGTGCTACCCACATTATTAGTCTGGAATGTGAGGATGGTGGCCACGACTATATCAACGCCTTCACATCACGCACGGTGCGCGGTAAAGATCAGGTCGTCGATTCCGTGTTGCAGGACATGCCAAACACGAAAAAAGGCTCTGTGACGAAGCAACAGGCGCTTATCAGACCGAAGGTTCTTGTGGGAAGCTCAAGTAAAATTCTTACTGATATGTTGTCACCGAATGAGAGCTTTTTCATCAAAGATGAACGGGTGCATATCCTGAAAGCGAATGAAGTGACTTCGGGAAATATCCCAGTGGTTAACGCACGCAGTGGTCTGCTAAACACCCCTCAGACTACAAAGGTTAGCGCGCAGGATGACGGTGGTCAGAAGGGGCAAAAACCCACTAACAACCCAGAAACCGATCCGGGGGGGAGTAACAAAGAGAAGGTTGACTCAAGCACACTGGTCCCTCAATCGAAAGGGCAGATCGTATTCGATACGAAATTGAATCCTATGCTGGTGATTGGCGGTCTTTGTGCGATAGAAAGTGCCACGAACCCCGCGCTAAACGGGGTTTATAAGATATACCAGATTGAAACCAGTGGGCAGAACAACGGGACATCATGGTATCAGAAAGTCGTCTGTCAGCCAGCAGGGAATTATAGGGTAATCAAGTGACTATTTCATATCGAGACAAACTGTAGCGATATAATCTCCCATCGCTGTTAAAGATGTAGCCGCAAAGTCTCTATCATCTATTTTTTCTGTGCTCATTATTTTCTTTTGTTCATTAATGAAGTCTTTTTTAATTTTGAGGCAGGATTTTTTATCGTTCAAACCGTCACGAACAACTTCGCGTAGTGTTTTTTGAGCTGCTGGAAGTCGTGATATTGCTTTTGATTTTTCCGTATCACTCATATCAGTGAGTTGTATTGCCTGCACCATCTCGCTCTCAAATTTAACTTTAGCAGCGTCCGCAAACGGTCCTGCATGTGATGTTGTTGCAGTGATTAATCCCAAAATAAAAACTAATTTTTTCATAATTCATCCCAGAGAAAAATATGGTTGAAGAACTTCACGACACAATCGGCCTGGGTGTTGAATTCGCTCTGGCCGATGTCCACACTATTGTTGTCGCAAAAATAACATCTGTAAATGACAAAACGATCAGTTGCGTTCCAGTTATCAACCGGGTTGTGAAAGGGGACAGCAAGCAGCTACCTGAATTTATCGAAGTCCCTCCAGTGATACTGCAGGGTGGAGATAGCTATATCGCCGAACCAATTTCAGCAGGCGATTACTGCCTCGTCCTTATCTCAGAGCGATGTTATGACGCCTGGTATGCAGGCAGTGATTTTGTATCACCACTGGAAATGCGTATGCATGACTATTCTGACGGCTTTGCTTTGTGTGGGGTTAATCCACAGGCCTCCGCTATCGCTATTCCTAAGAAGAACCGGATGATGAAGGGGGATACTGACCATGAAGGTGATTTAAATCTCACAGGGAATATTACCCAGAAAGGGGGCAAGACGACTCTGGAAGAGTGCAATGTTCTAAATGTACTCCAATATTCACAGGTAAAGACAGGCGGTAAGTCTGGGGTATCTGGTTCATTTCGAAGCAATGACGGGAAAACAATCACAGTTACCAACGGTATTGTCACGGAGATCTCATGATTGTTTCAGCACTGGATAAAAATGACGACTGGGGATTTGGGCGGGGGCGGGCGAACTATATTAGCGGCGGTGCTGCTATTGCGCAAAAAGCCAAATGCCGGATCCGCTCGTTCAAAAACGATAATCCTCTCAACATGGATGACAACATCGACTGGCTTTACCTGTTATCAGAAAAAAACACCGAGCAGGAGATTCTGCGGGAGATAGAGCGTGTGACGCTGGCGACGGATGGGGTCATGCGCATCACCGCCCTGGCGATGGAGGTCAATAAGTCCACCCGGTCACAAAAAATCGAACTCAGCATTGAGACCGTCTATGACCAGCAGACGATTACCTTCCCGGTCAACGGAGAGTTGAAGAATGGCACTACAGTTTAACGACAACGGCCTTGAGACAAACACTCTCCGGGAGTTATTTCAGGAACTGAGCGACGGATATAAGGGAATTTATGGTCAGGATATTGATTTAGACCAAGAGTCACCTGACGGTCAACGCGTGGCAATCGAAGCTCAGGCTCGGGCAGATATTGAAGCCGCGCTGCAATGGCTTTATTCCCAAATGGACCCCGATTTTAATACTGGTGATATGCAGCAGATTATCGCCAAACTTCACGGGCTTTTCCTTCGCCCTGGATCTCGTTCTCAGCGTGACCTTAAAGTCACAACAGACAGGCCTTTACTTCTCTATAGCGGGTACAAGATACGGGACCAGGCAAATCAGGTCTGGGTTATCCGACAGGATGTGACTGTTCCGGCGGGCGTCACAACAGTCACCTTTTTTGCTCAAAACTTTGGGAAAGTTACAGGACTTGTAAGCGATACCTTCACTCAACTCACACCAGAACCAGGGATTGTGAGCATTATCTCTGATTCAGCGGTTGTGGTCGGTCGGGATGAGGAAACACCTGAAGAATTCAGGCAACGCCGGAACCGGTCACTTGAGAACCCGGCAACAGGTAGCACTGGTGCAGTTTTCGCTAAAGTTGCTCAACTGACGGGCGTAATTGATCTGAATATCGGCGAGAACGACACAAAAATTGATAATCCAACGACGGGGATCCCGGCCAATTCTATATGGCTGGTCGTTGAGGGGGGAGCGATTTCAGAAATTGTAGAGGTCATGGTTAAACAGAAAGGTGGTGGAACAGGAACAAAAGGCAGTATAACCGGTCGCTACACCGAAACCCTGATTCGGCCTGACGGCACCTCATTTATTATAGCCCATGAACTTCAGTTTGATCGGCCCATCTATAAGCCACTTCATATCAGGCTTAATGCCCGCCGGAAGATCCAAAGCGAACCGATAGATATCGATACCCTCAAAAAATCTCTTGCATCACGCACCATGCATATTGGCGAGTCTGTGGATGCTAACGAATTTTATGAGAATGGGTATGGAGTAGGACGGGTGAATTTTGTGCTGACCAATCTGCAAATTAGCAGTAATGGGGCAGATTACACCGATGCTGAGTTATCACCAGGCTTTCAGGGAAAGTTCACGCTGAGTGTGGAAAATATAGACGTTAACGAGGTGGTCCAGTGAATGACGACATCATTAACCGCTACACGCTAATGCTCATCAAGCAGTATTGGGAAAAGAAAAAAGCAAGGTCAGAGATACAGTCCATGCTCAGGCACTGGCAAATCATCGCCGATTTTATTCGTAACCCGGATAACTTTGATCTCGACCGGGTTACCGGATACCGGCTTGATGTCATTGGCCGGATAGTCGGCCTTCCCCGTAGCGTGCCGGCTGTTATTGCTCGTGTATTTTTCGGGTTTGAAGAACATCTGAATACCGCAGGCTTCGACAGTAAATCTAATGCAGCGTATGTCGGAGCACCTTTCTACAGCAAGTTTTCCCCGGCATATGGTGACTACCAACTGGCTGATAATGAGTATCGCAGGTTCCTCCGGGTCAAAATTGCGCGAAACGCTGCAGGTGCAACGATAGCGTCAGACGATCGAGTTAGCCTGCAGGATGTTATACAGACGGCATTCAACGGCGAAGCTTACGTGACCGACAGAAAAGACATGACGCTTGCGCTGAACGTTTCGCCGCGGGTATCAGTTGAAGAGTTACGCCTGATTGTGAAGCTTGGCCTGCTGCCGAAACCTGCGGGCGTTCGATACGATTATTTTTATCAGGTAACTCCTGGTCTGACATTCGGTTTCTCGCGAAACCCTTCTGCCAGAGGCTTTGCCAGCAAATTCAACGCCGCCTTTCAGGGCGGTTTTTTTTCGAGGAAAATTCATGTCTAAGATTGAGCGTTTTCAGGGAAATGTTCGGGCTTTTGCCTCTGATGCACAGGGAATGGAAAGAACCGTATTTGGTGGAACAAATCAGGCGGATGACCTGACCTCGCAGATCACGGCATCTTTTCTTCGCGGATGGGGCATTGTTGGCGCTTCCGAACACCCCTCGCTTGAGGACTTTAATGCGGCAATGTATGCAATGAGTCAGTTCATTGCATATCAGCACCAAATGGGGGTCGCGGAGTGGCATGCACAGCAGGAATACCATATCGGTTCGATCTGCACACATAACGGTGAATCTTATCAATCCTTACAAGATGCAAACATTGGTAATGAACCGCCATCATCAAACTGGACACCAGTATTAACGTCAAAAAACGGTCTCTCAAACCTTGGTTTGGGAGAGGCTGCAACAAAAGGAGTCGCTACCAACTCAGACATGCAGACCGGGACAAGCACAACACTTCTCACAACGGTAGCTAATGTCCTCAGTCTGTTTTCCAAGAAAGTCTTTGGAATTTCAGATTATATCCGAATTCCAGATAGACCTGGTGGTTTAATAATTCAGTGGACTCAGACTGGTTCAATAGGTTCAGTTAATGCTGACACGACAATTACCCCTAGGGCGGTTACTTTCCCTATACCATTTCCTAACGCAGCGCTGAATTATATAGCATTCCCATCAGCACCTAATTCCACGCAAGCAGGCGTAGTGCCTATTGCCTCAGAGCTAACTCTTACTGGATGTAATGTTGGTCTGTACAACTCGACAACTACAGCCAAGACGGTAACAAATATCATCGTTTTTGTTGTTGGATACTAGGGGGAACAATGTCAGAAAAAGCTTACTTTTCCCCATCAAAACTTTCATTTTTCCCAGAAAATATGGTTATTGATGGAACTTTTAGCGAAGAGAATGGGAATTTACCAACAGATGCAGTCCTTCTTTCTGAAGAGCAAACTGCAATGTTCTGGAGAGCAACTCCGCCTGACGGTATGACATTGGGACAGATTGATGGTCTTCCTGCATGGGTGGAAATCCCGACGAAGTCCAATGGTGAACTCTACAAGGAAGAACTATCTTCAATCAACCAGGATTACAACTCGGACAAGATAATTCTCAGAGATGCATATCTGAATGCCATGCTTTTTGATGGACCGACAGAGCAGGACAAGAAAACAGCTATCTACAACAAACTGGTCTCCAGAAACCTGCAATACGCAGCAGACCTTGATGCTCTTGATGTAAAATACGGCGGATAACATGGTAATAAAATATCAGAAAGTTTCTCAGGAAGTACCAGAAATTTGCCCTAACTGCGCAGATATCGGAACGGTAAGCATCATCACTAAAACAATCGGAGGTGTGCCAACGGATTACTTTCAGTGCTCATCGTGCCGGTTCAGATGGCCCGTTGACCCATACCTGAAAAGCGAAGAAAGCCTGTCATGATCACTACGGCCGCTAGGGTATCTGTATTGATTGACCTATCTGAATGTGGTAAAACGTTATAAAAAACGAGTAATCACTTCATGATCAAATCAATTCAATCACTTCGCTTTCTGGCGGCCTTAATTGTTGTCATTTATCATGCATCCATCCAATTTAACATCACTCTTGATGGTGGTGGATATATTGATAAATTATTAAAGACAAGACTTGCGTTTGGAGTAGATGTGTTTTTCGTGATTAGTGGGTATGTTATATACCATTCATTCATGAAAAAACAAAAGTCAGCGATTTCATTTGCTATAGACAGAATAAAGCGAATCGCTCCATTATATTGGTTTTATACCCTGGTGTTCGCTTTTATTCTTTATTTGGAGCAATATCTTTATCCAATGTCCATCCCGACATTAAAAAATATTGCTTTAAGCATAATTTTCTACCCTTATGTTAATGAGGCGGGATACAGGCTCCCTGTTCATAGCGTGGGGTGGACACTCAATTATGAAATGTACTTTTATGCTGTGTTTGCTTTGTGCATCGCAGTATTCAAACGACACGCATTAGTACCGTGCATATTCTTTATCACATTAATATATTACGTGGCTAATAAATACAATACGTTGCCATATTATCAGAACAACATCGTATTTGAGTTTATCGCTGGCATGATCATAGCCTCCTTGAGATTAGAAAGGGCGAAAGCATGGCTTCCTGTCATCCTGTTTCCAGTTGCTGTATACGCACTTGGCATGGCTATGGGATTTGGCGAGGAAAAAACAAGGCTGATGCTTTGGGGGATACCTGCTGCAATACTTGTGGCTTTTCTGGTTTCGGTAGATAAATACCTGATACCTAGCAAGACAATGGTAATGCTGGGAGGCGCATCATATTCACTTTATCTTTGCCATAGACTGGTGATTCTTGGGCTCTTCCACTTTTTTGGTGCTAGCAATTATAGCCCTGAGTTAATGGTAATTTTGTCTGTATTCATAAGCATACCGATGTCAGCTTTAAGTTATTTATACCTTGAGCCAGTACTGTCCAGAGCGGCTGAGAGAATTATTTCATTTGCTAAAAAATCAATGCGTTCTGTGTCTACAAATCAAGCGTAGCAACATAGCAATGCAAAAAATGACCTCATGATATACTGTTTGTCCATACAGTATTTCGGGAGGTAATCATGGGTTTTCCTTCTCCAGCAGCAGACTACATCGAGCACAGAATCTCGCTTGATGAAAAATTCGTTGAACATCCAGCATCTACATACTTTATGAGAGCAGGTCAAACATACTGGCGTGAAGGCATTCAGAACGGTGCTTTACTGGTCGTGGATAGCTCGCTAACACCATGTGATGGCTCTCTTCTCGTTTGCAACATAGAGAATGAGTTAAGGATAAAGCGGTACCGTATCCACCCAAAGCCTCACCTGGTGAATCTGGAGAACGGCAAGCGTGAAGAGATACCTGGGCAAACAGGCGACTACAATGTGTCATCGCCGGTATTCGGGGTGATAACGTACATCATCAACGATGCACGTTCAGGTGAGTTTGATGACTGTCCGGTGATGTAACATAGTATGTTAATGAAGAGATCGTATGCTGACGATTTCGGCGCTACAGTGTAATATGCACGCCAGTCATTGATGGGGTAGTTACTGTGGAATGTCCACCGCTGTGTCCATCAAGAAAAAATTATCAGCATAGCGAGTTAAAAAATTCATATTTATGAAGAACATAAGAAATTTCTCCATCATTGCTCACATCGACCACGGTAAATCGACGCTGTCTGACCGTATTATTCAGATCTGCGGTGGCCTGTCTGACCGTGAAATGGAAGCGCAGGTTCTCGACTCGATGGATCTTGAGCGTGAGCGCGGTATTACTATCAAAGCGCAGAGCGTAACGCTCGATTTCAAATCCGCTGATGGTGAAACATACCAGCTTAACTTCATCGACACCCCAGGCCACGTTGACTTCTCGTATGAAGTTTCTCGTTCGCTTGCCGCTTGTGAAGGCGCACTGCTGGTGGTGGATGCCGGGCAGGGTGTCGAAGCGCAAACCCTGGCAAACTGCTACACCGCGATGGAAATGGATCTCGAAGTGGTGCCGGTCCTCAATAAAATTGACCTGCCAGCCGCCGATCCCGAGCGTGTCGCCGAAGAGATTGAAGACATCGTTGGTATTGATGCGACTGATGCCGTGCGCTGCTCGGCGAAAACTGGCGTGGGCGTGACCGACGTTCTGGAACGTCTGGTGCGTGATATTCCGCCGCCGCAGGGCGATCCGGATGGACCGTTACAGGCGCTGATCATCGACTCCTGGTTCGATAATTATCTCGGCGTTGTCTCGCTGGTGCGTATTAAAAACGGCACCCTGCGTAAAGGCGACAAAATCAAAGTGATGAGTACCGGTCAGACCTATAACGCTGACCGTCTGGGGATCTTCACGCCTAAACAGGTTGATCGTACCGAGCTTAAGTGCGGCGAGGTAGGTTGGCTGGTGTGTGCGATTAAAGACATCCTCGGCGCACCGGTTGGCGATACCCTGACTCAGGCACGTAACCCGGCAGAAAAAGCGCTGCCAGGCTTCAAAAAGGTAAAACCGCAGGTTTATGCGGGCCTGTTCCCGGTCAGCTCTGATGATTACGAGAACTTCCGCGACGCGCTGGGCAAGCTTAGCCTCAACGACGCCTCTCTGTTCTATGAGCCGGAAAGTTCTACTGCGCTGGGCTTCGGCTTCCGCTGTGGCTTCCTTGGTCTGTTACACATGGAGATCATTCAGGAGCGTCTGGAACGTGAATACGATCTCGACCTGATCACCACCGCGCCGACGGTTGTGTATGAAGTCGAAACCACCGCGAAAGAGACGATTTACGTCGACAGCCCGTCCAAGCTGCCACCGCTGAATAACATCTATGAGTTGCGCGAACCGATCGCGGAATGTCATATGCTGTTGCCTCAGGCATACCTCGGTAACGTGATTACCCTGTGTATTGAGAAGCGTGGCGTGCAGACCAACATGGTTTACCACGGTAACCAGGTGGCGCTGACTTATGAAATCCCGATGGCTGAAGTGGTACTCGACTTCTTTGACCGCCTGAAGTCCACCTCGCGCGGTTATGCGTCGCTGGATTACAACTTTAAACGCTTCCAGGCCTCCGACATGGTGCGTGTTGATGTCTTGATCAACAACGAACGTGTCGATGCGCTGGCGCTGATCACTCACCGTGATAACTCGCAGAGCCGTGGTCGTGAGCTGGTGGAGAAGATGAAAGATCTGATCCCACGTCAACAGTTCGATATTGCGATCCAGGCGGCGATCGGGACGCATATCATTGCGCGTTCTACTGTGAAACAGTTGCGTAAAAACGTTCTGGCAAAATGCTATGGCGGCGATATCAGCCGTAAGAAAAAGCTGTTGCAGAAGCAGAAAGAAGGTAAGAAGCGGATGAAGCAGATCGGTAACGTTGAGCTGCCTCAGGAAGCGTTCCTCGCCATTCTGCATGTCGGCAAAGACAGCAAATAA